TGTACATCTCTTAATACACCATCAGCTCTAAACTTAAATCTTTCAAAAGTTGTTCGAACATTTTGATCAAACAAAATGGTATTAGATATAAGACCAATTCTGTATTTCAAGAAAATCATCAATCTTCTAACATTAATTCTGTCTAATGCCGAAGGAGTTTGTTGAAGAGTTTTTTGTCCAAATATAACAATCTGGTCTAATGAAGGGAACCTTGCAATAGGATTGATATTTGAAGCGTATAATTTATCTCTATCATCTTTTGTTAGATGTTCCCATGTACCTGTAATAATAGGCCCTTCAGGTCCACCTAATTCATTAATACCACCTCGGTTAAATCCAGCAGGAGCAAACCATAGTTCAGAAGCTCCTTGAGACTTAGCGAGAGCTCCAATAGCAGCAACAGATGGTGGTGCATATAGAACGTCGTTTTGCCCACCTACGCGGTCTCTAAGTCTAACCCAAGGGTAGTAGGTAGCGGCATAAGAATTGTTGACTAAACGACCATCTAAGGACGTTACAGTACCATTAATATCACCAGTTGTGATTGTACCATTATTTTCGTAGGCTGGTTTGTGACCACCTTCAATATCAATGATTGCCAAGAAATCTTGACGATCAGCTGCTATTGAAAGAATTTCATCTGTTACGTCTGTTTGAGTAACACCGGGTATAGCTAATAAATCATATTCAACTGTTTCTTTATCTGAAAGAGTTTCTAAAGCTTTAAACACTGAGTTGTAAGCATAAGACGAAACTCTGTTTTTATCTGTTAAATTTTTGTTTGAAAATGGTTCAACTTCTGTTAAGTCTAATCCATCATGTCCACCAAATAGAGGAGCAGAAAATTGTCTTACTTTCTTGTCAAAAAGACTAGAAAGACCAAGACCCTCATCACCAGAAATAGAATGATTTGCCGTAGACCCAGTAGTATAAGAGCCTGACTGTAAGAAGTAGCTATTTGTGTTCACACTTCCTGAGCAGATATCATCCATCGAGAAAATAAACGAATATTCTAGAGCATCTGGTAAAGACTCGTTCTCTCCTAAATGATGACTCAAAGTATTTGAAGCATTTGATGGAAGAACTCTTACAAGATCAATATAAGAGTCGTCTCTTCTTGTTGATTGACCTTTGTTGTGTCTTACACCAAACAATTGTGTTGGAGGAAAGTTTTTTCCGTTTGAGTTTGCATTTTCTGTTGTTAATCGAAGCGCTGGGAAAGAAACTGATGCTGTGTAGTCTGTAGGTAGTTTTGCAAAAGTTTCTGCGTCTCCACCATGACAAGCAAGAACTTCGTTTCCAAGGACAAAAGAGTGAGCAAAGTTATTGTTATCAGCCAAACCAGTAGTTGCTGTGCTAGAAGCATGACCGCCGACAATATAAGTACCAGCTACTGTTATGTCGTAGGTTGATTCTGCGGGGTGATCAGCAATAATTGTAACAGAAGTGCCGCCATCGGCTGTAGCAGAAACATTATCAAGTTGGTTTAACAAGTGAGCCAAAGCTGCATAGATTTGAGCAGCATTCAAAGTTCCGCTAATTCCAAGAGTATGTGTTGTTCCCGCTAATGTTGGAGTTGCAGTATATGCTACTCCATTATCAGTAGTAATTGTTAATACAATTGATCCACCAACCGTAACAACAATTGTTTGGTTATGAGTATCTGGTGCGTCTGGATCTGCAATTACATTTTTTGCTCTTCTTCCTCCCATTTGAAGTGTTCCAAGAGCATTAACTCCTGTTGAAGCATGAACAAGTTCAAAACCTTTCGGACGAAGAGGTCCGTAGAAACCAACAGGAAGAGCATGTCTGTCTTGAAGTTGTTGATTTTGTACACCAGAAGCTACTTCGATATAAATATAATTTGAGTTATTTGTATATTCACCACGAACATTGTACTTATTGTTGGTGGAATCCCAAACAAGATATTGGTCTCCAATAATTTTTGATATATATTTCTCAGAAGAAGGGTCAAGATTTAAACCTGAAAATTGTTCAACAATGTTTCCTTCTCTATCAGCAATTTCTAGAGTAAAAGTGGAATTAGGAACCAATTGATTTCCAAGTGACAAATCCTTTATATTAATATGATAGTTATTTTGAAGCCATTCACCATCATGCAAAGCAACGCAACGGAATAGTTTTTCTTGTGAGGGTTGTCTGTTTATAAACCAGCCTGTTTTTGCTGGTTTCATGTCTTTATAGTGATCTGCGTAGTTCAAAGAACCAGAGTCAAGAGCTAATAAAATACCCACTTGAGAACCAGCAGTTGTTGCTGTATTTCCTGCAACTGCTACTTCGTATGACTCTCCTAAAAAGTATTTTTTATCTGAAAGTCCAAAGTTCTTGTTTGCTTTTCCAAGCAATTGTGGGTTTGTGTTGAACACGTCTCTGATATATTCTTTTGAGCCGGGTGTAAAATCAAATATAAAATCTTCAGCAGCCTCAGCACTACTATCGGTAGCTGCTATTGCATCGGAAGTATGAAGAGATATTTTGAATCTGTTTGCAGCACCAGCCAAGGAGTTTATTAAAGTTCCAGCTGATGATGTAGTCGTTGAAGTGGTACCAGCAACTATTCCATTAAGAGTCAAAGCTGCTCCTTGAGTATAAAATACAGCAGCAAGCGAACCTGAGCCAATAGCGTCGGCGTTTGCATAAGATGCAGATGGAATAATAAAAAGACCATAAGCTGTGTTTGTTGAAGCAGGCAAAGCATTTGGATTAGCGCTAGTGCTAACGGACCATCCAGCCAACTCGCTATTTGCATCAGCAGCAGAGTTTGCTTCTCCTAGTAATCTTACAAAAGTTACTGGTGTGGTTTGTGATGCGAGATGAGCTTGAGCCGCATAGACTCCATAAGTTGGTCCCAATAAGTTTCCATTTCTCCAAATGTCATTATCTTGCGAACCTTTACCGGATATTCCTTTACCAAAAATTTCATTAAAATCGTCTAAGGTTTTAATTTTAATTGGTTTCATTGCTGGTCCAGATAATGATCGACCTATAATTACAGGTCCTAAATCATCACTAACAACAGCAGGTATTTGAGATTCATCGACCTCATTTAGTTGGATTCCTGGTGAAATAAAATCAAATCTTGTAGGCATTAAGTTTCTCCTTTCTATACTTGTGTCTTCTATAAATAGTAGCTTAAAAACGTAAAAGCTCTATTCCTTATAATCATTGTTTTTCTTTTTCCATGGCACTTTGTCACCAACAATTCTTCTTTCATTGGTAAACCTTACCTTTACTTGGTTTTCTCTTCTAGCTAATAATGGTTTTTTTCTAGAATAACCTTCTCCCGAGAGATAACCAAGGACTTTTATGCTTATTGTGCTTTCAAACATTCTTTCATCTTCTCCAACATTTTTTGTGTTATTGTTATTAGAAAAATCTTGTTCAATAAAAGCTTCATACTTGTGGCCTTGATTCTGAAATACAAAAGAATTAATTTGACCTGTTGTGGTAATAAAAGGTTGCATAGCATCATTCATTTGCTGTTGAAATTCTGTTCTTAAAGTAATATTATATTTTACAGTAACGTAAACAGGTATTGGTGCATTGTAACTGTCATAAATTATTTGACTATTTTCGTCAATTTTATAAGTTTGTTGCTTGTTATCTGTTGTTTTTTGTGCTATTTCTGATTGAAAGTTTTGTGTTTTATCTTGATTAATTCTTTTACTAGCTGGTTCGACACCACCTCTATGATCACTGTTTTCAAAGTTATTTGCTTGATAAGATCCCTTAAAAGTAGGGTCTTTAGTAACAGAATCCCTATTAACACTTATTAATGGTAAAATCAACTTACCAACTTTATCTCTAATTCGAACATCGTTTTTAACTTGATAAGATCTTTCTGCACCAAGCCACAAAACTGGTATTTTATAGATTCCTTTGTTGGTTTTAGTGTGTATATCTATAATGTTATTGACCCAATTATATAAACCGGTGTCAATAGTTTCCAATGTTGACGCTTCAATTTTAATAAATTCATTATTCTGCATTGAATACTCCATCTCTTGCTCTTATACAGTCAGCAGTTATTTCAAATTGTGTATCAGCTTGACCAAATAGATGTTTTGGTTCGTTTGTTTTTACAATTTCATAAAAAATTGAACCATATCTAACGAAATCGCCTTCTCGAACAAATAAATTTTGATCTTCTGTTAATCTTCTTTTGTGAAACATGACTTTTAAACCGGTTTCCTTGTCTAATCCTATATTATCTATAACTTTGGTTTCAACACCTGCGTATTCTACCATAGCAAATACTCTAACAGGTGGCAAAAATGTTTTTTCTATTGCTTCACCATATAAAGGGTGAAAGTTTGTATGAGTAAGATCAATAGGAAAATACAAAATCTGTTGTCCTGTTATTCTTTCAATGACTTCATCATTAACTTGTTTTACAAGATTTTTTTCTTTCTCTCCAAGAAACATCGGTGGAGGAGGAGCATCTAGTTTTGACCATTTGTTATCATCTGACATATAATTATCCTACAAAAATTCCCATGGGTGACTCCTGCATTATGTCTCTGG